CCCGCCGCAGATTCAACCTCCAGCTCGAAGCCTGCGTAAAGTCGCTGCGCTCTAGTATCCTGCACACCAACTGCCGCCGCCGCCAATGGCGACCTAATATCCTTAAATATGCAGTCTGGTCGGTAGTCGTATGAGTGAATTAAACGCGGGGCGCAGGGTTCATCGTCGCAGTGGTGGTAGCCGTCACACTGCTCGCAATATACCAGCACATCCTCCGCGCAGCTTTCACAGTAGCGATATCCACGCAGGTCGCCTGTCATGTCATGGATGTGGTACCAATCATTACAAGTACTACAAACTGCAGCTTTCTGTTGTGTACAGTGATCACAGAAGACGACCTGCTCGCCGTCATACCAGACCTGCGTGCAGTCGTCGATGTGCTCCCATTCATTGCAAGAGTCGCAGAGGCAGTGGTCGTCGAACCATTTCTCTGCACACTCTCCGCAAAGTCGAAACTCGTCGCCATTCTCATAGACAGTGCGCCAGTTCGGCGGCTCGTCGAACTCCATCCTGCCATCATCATAAGTTCGAATCTCACCAGTGCCGGGAGTCAGGCACTCACCGCAAAAGCGAGGAAGACTCTCTGTTCTACATGTGTTCATTATTACCTCCAGTTATGCGCCGCAGATTCGACCATGCTGGTAAAAGCTCTGCGCGGGCGCGTTGAATTGTTGATAGTCATTGTCATAAGAGTTAGATAGTTTAATATTCCTTAAAAGATATTGCAAGAGATTTTAAACAAAGTAAAAGAACATAGCGCGCCCCATTAGATTCGTTGTCTGCTTTCACTGTATAAGTAGAAGACCCACTTCCTTAGCGGAGAGATAATCACAAAGGGGTAATAGCTGCTACCGGTACCAGCAAATTTTAAAAGATGTCAGATAATAAGAGACAAGGCGCACATCCTGCAGCCGCGCAGGTAAAACCGAAGCGAGACGCTCGCGGTCGATGGGTCGCGGGGCAGTCTGGTAATCCGGGTGGACTATTCCAGCCGGGAAACACTGCGAGCGTAGGGAGCGGTCGCAAGAACTCAGTTAGTAACTTGCTTAACAGATTAGGCGACATACCGACCGACAACGGGACGATGCGGCAGCAGCTCGCCGATAAGCTATACCAGATGGCGTTAGGAGGCGATATCAACGCCATAAAAGTATGCCTCGACCGCATGGACGGACGAGTGCGCGAGGAATTGCAGGTCACTGAGATAATTAGCGACGAGGTCGTCATTAAATGACCTCAGCCCGCATACACAAAATGTTTACACTTGTCTAAGTTCGTCATTGATTCGACCGCCTTCCTGCCTGCGCAGAAGAAGTTCTGGAACCTCCCGTCATACATCCGTTGTTTAGTTGGAGGCTACGGCTCGGGTAAAACGTATATAGGGGCTATCAGGTTGATCTACCTTTCCTATGTCAATTCTGGAATCCCTGTAATGTATGTGTCCCCGTCCTACAAGATGGCGCGGAGAACGATTATCCCCACGCTAAAGGATATTTTGGGTAGGGCAGGTTTGACATTCACACACAACAAATCGGAAAATGAAATTAGAATTATGAATTGGAATGGCGTGATATGGATTGGATCAGGGGACGATCCGCACTCACTTTTAGGTCAATCTCTGGCTGCGGTGGGTATAGATGAGCCATTTATCCAGAGTAAGGATGTATTTGACGTGGCACTTTCGCGTGTAAGGCATCCAGATGCGAAGCAAAGGGAAATTTTCCTAACAGGTACACCTGAATCCCTGAATTGGGGATACGATCTCATCGCGAATCAGGAACAATCTTACGATGTGGGAGTAGCGTTCGCCTCCACGTTAGAAAACAATTATCTCCCAGAGCAATATAAGGAATCGCTTGTTTCTGGTTATACGGAGGAGATGGTTGACGCTTATATCCACGGGAAGTTCGTCAATCTTCAGGAGGGGCGCGTTTACAAAGAATTTAGTCGGGATGTCCACATATACGAGCGGGAAGATATTGAGGAACTCAAAAAGTATCATCAAGTCCACATCGGGATGGATTTCAACGTAAATCCCATGACGGCGGTGGCATTTTGCAAAATAGGCGATACCTGCCACGTTTTTGATGAATTTTTCATGGCTAACTCCACCACATTCGATATGGCGGAGGTTATTAAGGAGAAATATCCAAATGCGATTATTTATCCCGATGCAACGGGTGCGGCGAGAAAAACATCGAGTCAGAAGTCAGATCACCAAATTTTAAAGGAAAAGGGGCTTAGAGTTTATGCAAAACGGAAAAATCCCCCGGTACGAGATAGAGTAAACGCTGTAAACCAGCTTTTACGGGTTAATGATAAAGTTTCAAAATTTTCTATGGAGAATTGTCCAAAATTGATAAACGATCTGGAACGGGTCGTTTGGCGGAAAGGTGATATTGACAAAACACAATTAAAGCTGTCGCACATAAGCGATGCCTTTGGATATGGTGTGCATTACCTGTTTCCCGTCATCAAGCGAGAGGCATATTCCGTGACGTGGTAGCCTTCTTATTGGGTGTAAGCCTTGCGGTGAATGTCGTTTTTATAGTCGCCCTGTTGGTGGCTTTAAGATCAATCAAAAGCCTCAAAACTGATACTGCCCAATGGAATCTGGACACTTTCGTAGATGGAGATCGGATTTATAAAGCATGATTATTCAGGACTTGTCAAGCGAGGCTGTCACAAGAAGTCTTAAGAAATTTTTAGATGACGTATTACACAAAAGAACAGAAGAAAGGTATCGGGCTCTGAACTACTACGAGGGGTTTATTTCGGAACTGGAGACGGATATATCATCCTATTTCGCCTCTGAATCGCTCCAACAGACCCCGGTTGTTGCCCAGAATATTACGGGGAAATTGGTCAACAGCAGGGCTATTGCTTATAAACAGCCTCCTCAAAGATCGAATGAGGCTTATCACGAGCGTGTTCAAGGGTTAGACTCGGCTATGGTTCAGTTTGAAAGACTAACCTACCTATTGGGGACAATGGCACTTCTATCCACTTGGGATGAAGAGGAAGAAATGGTCAGATATAACATCCTCACCGAGTTCTATCCCCTTTTTCTCCCTCATGAATCAGAGCCCGTAGCTATTATTTACCCCCTCTTCTCTCAGGAGAAGCAAAAAGTCTCCGAAATGGTCTATGTGTACTGGAGCCCCGACGAACATTACAAAATTACCCAGAAAGGGCAGATTATAGCCATTGATGGTAACGAACAGATGATTAATCCCTACGGGATTGTCCCAATTACCTACGCTCACAGGCATCCAATGACGACTGATTGGTGGAGAGAGGGTGCTTCGGACATTATTAACATGAATCGCACCGTAAACATCATGTTGACCGAAATGTCGCTGTCTATGAGGCTCCAAATGCTCGGACAGCCCGTTGTAATGGGTATTGACGATGCTTCGAGGATGAAATTGGGTGTAGACAAGCCTTTAATCCTCCCTGAAGGCTCAAACTTCAACTTTGCGGCTCCCGGTGGCGATTTACAGAAATATGTTGAAGGAATCCGCTTTTTGGTCGATTCTGTGGCTTATAACAACAATTTAAAGACAAAATGGGCTCTTGGTAGAGACGGCGTGACGGGAGAAGCCCTGAAAATGCTCGAAATCGACCTCACAGAAGGCGTTGAAGGCGATGTTGAGATGATTTGGCGACCTGCCGAGCAAAAACGCTTTGAAATCGACAAAGCGATCTTGGAAGCACACGGATCGCGGGTTTCTGATGATTATTCAGTGGATTTCAGTGAACCGCGGTTCCCGGCATCAGCAAGAGAGGAAAGAGAGCAATGGGAGTGGGAATGGAGCAACGGACTATCATCCAAAGCCGATTGGTTCCGGCACAATAACCCTGACATGAACGAAGAACAGATTGCGGAGATGGTGAGTGCTATTCCAGAAGAAGAGAAGCCACAGGAGGAGTCCCCGTTCAATTTCAGGGGTCTGGCAACGTAATGGCACTTGTCCTACAACACCTCAATCGCGTTGATAACATCCAAAAGACCATTGACGATAGTGCTGAGAAGATATTGGAACAAATAGATTTAAATAAATTGTTAGAAAATACAAAACCTTATTTAGAGAGCGTTGCAGCGACTTTTCTATCCCAACACAGAGATACGATAAGGGACGGATTGGAGGCTGGTAAGGACTTCGCCAACAAGGTTGTGCAAACGATATGAACATCAACTTCCAAGTTCAGGCTGATTTCGACCTTGCCAAGCTTCCGCTCCGCGGATGGGACAGGCAATTAAAGGAAGCGGCTGAAGTCGTCGCAAAAGACCATGTTGAACGCCTTGAGCGGGGCAAAGGTGTGTCCGGGGATCAACTCAGGGCATTGAAGGAGTCAACCATCCGTAAAAAGCAGAGGATGGGGTATAGAGCACCACGTAAACCTCTTGTTGCCGAAGGGATTATGCAACATCTGGAGAGTGACAAAAAGGTCACCAAATTGAAGACTATGGAGAAAATTTCTCTCCGTGTCACTACAAAAAAGGGCAAAGAGAAGCCAAAACAATCCCGCAGAAAGATTGGCAAATTCCATCAGGAAGGGACAGATGCCCACACGATTGAAGTCAAGAAAAAACCATGGTTGGTGTTTGAGGGAACCTCACGGGTGGTCGCTACCAAGAAAGTTAGACACCCCGGTATGAAGCCGAGAGTATGGTTCGGGATTAGTGACCAAGCATTTGAAGATATTGCAATGATCTTTGTAGAAGAGGTTTCAGAGAGGATTCAGAAAACGTGTCTGGCGGCGATGAACCCGTTGAGTCATATAGCCGGATACGCTACAAGTGCCTGAGATAGAAGAGCTT